TCAAGTAATGCTTTATACGTAACTATCTTCCAAGAGAAATCTTCGCCATTTTGTTTGGCTTCATTGCTATCACGGACAAGGTTGTTCAAGAATGAGTCATAATGGACAATCGTACCATTACACCATAAAAATCCATTCTTATCAAAATCAATCGCAGGATAAACCGCAGCAGTTACCCAATTCTTAATTTGTTGTCTTGCTTCGGGAGTTTTAGTATTTAACTCTGATTCAAAGTCATCAAGTATCATTCCCGTATATCGTGTTGAATTTTGCTTTTTACCACGCAATCTTTGCGATGTACCCTTACCAATCATCCTACAGCCATTAGAAAGTGTAAATTCATTCTTTGTCCACTTATCACCTTGTAAGTCGCCAAAATAATAATGAACGGCAGGATTAGAATATACATGATTCATAATCCAACCAATATTATCTACAGCTTGGTCTTGAGCTTCTCCAATCCATGCAATAAACTCAGGCTCTTCTTTTGTTGCAAATAACAATCTATGCATAACCGCAGTAGCAGCAAGTGTAGATTTTGCATGGTCTCGTGGTAATACTAATCCAAGTTGTTGCTCTTTCTTATTAATGAGGAGCTTCCCTACTTCATTGTGAAACTCTGGCGTTGCTGAAGCAAGGAAGTCTTGAGGGGAGAACATTTTACCAAAGACGATGAGGTCATTATACGCCATATGAAGGATTTCCTCATTCTTCGATACATCTCCGTGTAGGTTTAAGTTTGCCAATTATTTATCTAATAAAAAGTCTATTGTTCTATTTAGAGGAATCTTTTCCCCTTTACTGTCAAATTTCTTTAATGCTTCAAATAAAGGGTCATTAGGAGTCGCTTTGCCTTCCGTTATTCCAACCTTACGGAATCCTTTAGGTTTTACCTCTTTAGGGGCTTGTCTTAAATAGGCAGGGATACCTTCTGGATGCTTTTTAGCAAGGTCGAATCTTTTAAACAAATCAGACATTCTCTTTATACTCTTTCCACTTCCACCTACAGAGCCCATTACAAGAGAAAGAAGAAAATCTTCTCCAATCCCACTATCATTAAGTTCTTTCACCACATCATCAAATGGCTTGCTTTTTTCTTCAAAAATATCATAAACGTCACCCTTATCGTATTCCATTCTACTATTCATAGCTTTTTACCTCAATTATATGTTCATGTACTATTCCACAATACTTTGGACAAGGGTTATAATTATCATCAATAGCATCAAAGATGAATCCAAATACAATTGCAAATATTAAAATTATTAAATCGTCGTTCCCACGCAGTTATCCCTTTATGATTTGTAATGCTCCATACTATGTATAAATGACTTAATATGTCCCTCACGATGCGAATCGTCTCCTGCCCAATGGTAATCAGCCCACCAATCAGGTAAAGTGTCTATACTTAAACCTTTAAAGCTTGCTTTGGGATGATATCTAACATTTCCCAAAAACATCATCTTTTGTGAATGTTCAGTTAGCTCAGAGGCATCTACTCCATTTTCACCTATATTTGCCCAACTTGGTAGCTCTACTTCATTTTTTTCAAACCACCTTGAAAGTCTACGCATTGCAGTTTCACCACCCTGTTGCTTACCGACCTCAAATTGGAATAAGCCTCTACCTGGTCCTCCACCTATTTGCTTGCAATCTACAACACTTCTTGACTCATGCCATGCGATTCTATTCATAACTCCTTCTAAAAAGTCTTCAGACCGACCATATCTCTCGCCAATATGCTTTAACACGTAATCATATAAATCACTCATCGAACTAGCACTTCCATTTTCTTAAGGCTTTATTGATGCGAGAATCGGGGTCATTTGCAGTTTTTTTGCTTGTAAGCTTTTTCTTCATTCCACCCATACGAGCACAAAATGAATCTCTACGGCTACCACCTTCAGGTTGTGGGGCTTTTAAGTTTCCACCCGTTTTTCTATTATAAGAATCTCTTCCTTTTTGGTTTAGACCACCTGATGGACTCTTTCCTTCTTTCCGTTGCCAAGCAGGTGTTACTTTGCCACCTTCCTTGTAAGACTCAACTCTATCACGAGCATCCATTGTAGGTATTTGTCCCCCATTTTCCATGCTAGCAGCACGAATATTGTCTACCATATTAGGATATGGACGACCACCTTTTTTTGCCATAGCCTTTGCTTTTGATTTTTGACTTGAAGACAAGGGTTTGGACTTGCCTAGTCCTTTAGGTCGTGGTTTATCATATATTGGTTTTGCCATTAAGCTTCTCCCATTTCATCCATGCCATTGATTCCAGTTAATTTATTGTCATTATCAAACATTCCATCGCAATGAGGGCACATCCATCCACAACAATAGTCATTCTCATCTAGTACTCCAATTCTTTGGGTATATTCTTCATCTAAATGAAGTGATTCCTTGCACATTGGGCATAAATCAATCTCACTCTTCGGAGTCTTCTCTTGTTGCGTGTACGAGGGGAGTACTTTTCCCATTCTTCACTTCCTCCAATTGTTCGGGTGTAAATCCAGCGAAAACAGTCAATTGCTCTGTCTTTGTGTCGTTTGTTTCAAACATTCCAGCAATCTTTGTGAGTGATTCGAGTGAACGAAGCTTATCAGAGTCACGTTCAGCCAAATCAGCAATGGTTTTATAGCGACCAATAATCCATTCGGCTGTTACTCCCTCCTCATTCAAACATTTTTGTATCTCATCCTTAATCATCTTCTTTACATGCTCCACTTTTAGAAGTTTATTGACTTGGTGTTGTATCCCAAGTTCACTTTTGGCTTTTGGATACGCTTTCTTGTAAGCCTCAATTACGTCAACGCCCTGCGCAACGTATTGTGCAAAAAGAAATTGCCCCTTTGTGGGCTTATCAGAGAATCCATCAACTTTCTTCCCTGAAAATGAGTAAATGTTTTCAGCGATTCCATCCTCGCCTTTCATCAGATACTTATTGTTTATGTCAAATGTTCCACACACTGTTCGTATACAGTCTTTTTTGCCGATTTTTATTTTTCGGAGGATTTGACATATATAATCATCATCAGTTTTAACCCATTCGCCTTCAGCTCCATCTCTCCAATAATGTCTAAGGGGCATTTGGTTATCTAATGCCCTAAATTCTTCTTCATCATCAAACAAATAATGCTTTGTGCTTTTTATTTCCAAAAAATCCATGTGATAATATATAACCTTTAGATTATATTCTCCAAATTCATCTCTCCCTTATATATATATATATCTATAGATAACTAATATCTATAGAAGACTAAGTATCTATAGAATACTATTATCTATAGAAGTCAAAAGAAAACAAAGATAATCTTAATAAAAGAAAAGTTAAAAAAAATATATGCTGATTGTCAATTCCAAAATTCTAAAAAATTTTAGCTTATTTGATGATATTGGTTGCATAATGCAATGGTATTTATAGGAGTTGGTTGTAAAATACAAAAATATATATTAGAATGTGTGTGAGTCTTTTTATATGTTGGGGGTGGGGGTTGAAGTTCCCCCATGCCCCCTCTATTATGTTGGATTTCTATGTTTAATTATAATTATAGTTGAATTTTAAAAGTAATTATAATAATGGAGGAGAAAAAGAAAAGCCCCCTAATAACGGAGGCTTTAATTATAGATAGTATATATACTATAAGCTTACTATATACGCCCCTCAATACATTCTTTTACATCCGTAATGATACCATCTAAGTCACTCTCTAAGTCTTCAAGCTTTGAAAGTGCATCATCTAACGCATTACATTTACGACTTGTAACGACTTGTATATAATTCTCTATAGCTTCAATTATTGCATCCATGTTATTATTCCTTTATTCATTATTAATGTGGCATTATTGCCGACGGATAAATATATAATGATATATATCATTTATACTAATAATATCTTTTATTATAGATAATACTTGTATAATTGTTTTAAGTGTAATAATATTGTACACCTTACAAGATGAGAAGATATGGATGTAGGGCGTTCTTTGACATAGCGAAATAAAAAAGACGTAGTAATAACTACTACGCATAATAATAATAATAAAAGGAGTAATAAATATGTCTTCATTATTAGACAAATTAAACATAAAACCAACAGCCAAAGCTGTAAAAGTTGGAGCATCTCAAACCATTGAAAGAGAGTTAAATGGTTTCTTTGTTGATACTATAAAAGAGGCAATTGTTAAACATCCAAAATACTCTAAGTATTTTAAAAAGGATATGCCACCAACAAATGTATTTAAACAAGTTGAAAAAGATGGCGTTGAAATTGTTGAATTGAAATCTTTAAAAGGTGATGTTATTTTAATACCCGTTGAAAATGTAGAACTGACAAACG